TGTAGAAATCCGCCACCTGTGCCATAAAGCCGCTCCAATTCGACAGTATGTACGCCGGACAGAATTTTACAGGGTAGAAATATTTGTGGGTGTAAACGTCCGTATCCGGGACAAGGTTGTGTGTTTTCAGCAGATGCGCGGTGAGCAGGGCGGTAGTTTCCGTTGTTTCCACATCGTCGCCGATGGCCTCGATGGCAATCGTGTCGATATTGCCGCCAATCATCTCACCGGCACGCTGCGAGCTCCGGCGGACGGCACCGTCCGTTGCGTGCCAGCCCCGCTCGGTTTCCTTGAGCAACTGCCAAATCTCTTTGCGCCATACATAGAAATGGACGACCACTCCGGCCATGTTGCCGTTGAAAGTGGCGCGGGAATACTGCTCGGCGGCGTTGGTGCCGCTGGCGGCGGTAATCATGTTGGTGTTATGGATATTAACGCCTTTCGGCTTGCCGTTGCCGCCCAACAGTGCCCGCGGCTTCATCGGCTGCCCTTTTCTTATGTGTGAAGCGACGTCTTTCGGCGCCACCATTGCGTCCGGTATGATTTTCTCGTTTATTGTAAGGGTGCGCCCGGCGATTGCTACGGTTCTGATTTTATCTGGTGTTAAAAACATTAGACATCCTCCTCGATATTTTCCCATAACTGATGGACTTCGGATTCGATCAGAGCATTTTGAACAGCTTCATCGAGATGAAAACCCTGAGCGGCAAGAAAATCCTCAACGTAGCTTTTCTTTAATTTCCCTGTCTTTTTACCTGAATAAATCTGCTCGGCGGCGTTGACGCCGATGTGCGCCCACATCTTCATCCGGGCCTGCTGTTCGGTCGTCGTTTTGCTTTTGATGTACGGTATAACCTTGTATGTAAGGAGAACTGCAATCACGCTGATGACTGCTTCGAATATTGGTGTGGATTCTATCATTTTATACCTCCGTAATTTTAAAAGTGGTTTAAAGTCGATTTAAAAACGCATCAAAATTTTAAATATAGTCCATTCATCGGACGCGCTGTTTTAAAGCAATGTATACCGTGGCTTATCCTCGCCGAATAATCTGTAGCGCAAACGGTCGTCAATAAAGATGCCGAGAGCCGAAATGGGAATCCATAAGAAACTGTATAAGAGGCTGACCTGTCCGAGAATATTGAGCGGCAGCGCGCTGTAGTCCCAAATACCAAGCCCGAGCCAGAGGTTGATGATGACGCCGCCAACAAGCTCCGCCACCGTCACCATGGCGCCGCCGATGAGGGCCTGCCACACAAGCCCCAACTCCCAGGGCAGATAATTGTTAAGCGCCCCGATTGCCACAAAGCATATCCCGCCGAGGATGAACATGGACGGGTGGCTGTACCCGCGCCACCACAGCTCGATGCAGTAGTACAGGAAGCCGCCCCACAGCCAGAGAGTCGTTAACCGGATAATCTTATCCACCTGCATCACCACCCCCGGCCGCCGTGAGAAGCACTTGCATGTTTTGCCGCAAATCATCAGGCAAATCCACATCGTATGTAATCTCAGGCAGCTTGTCCGCGTCTTCCCGGCGAATCCAGATGTTTAAATGGTTGCAGTAGGTGCGGTGGTAGAAGATATACCTCATAGCTGCTTGCAGGATTACGCCAAAATCGGCGGCGGTCCAAAGGCGGCAAAGCTCCCCATCGGCGTGATAGGGGATTGCCGGGGTAGACACATCACCGGCGGCAAGCAGGGCGTCCAGATGAGGCTTAAGTCCCATAAGCTCGGTCTGGTCGTGGGGCTCAAGGGAGAAATGCTTTTCACCCTCGCTGGTTTCTACCGTAACGCCTGCGTGTATGACGGCTGTGCAGGCCGCGCCGACTTCGGCGAGCTTGGCGGCGTGGAATTGCTTGATTTCCTCCGGGGTCAGAGGCGGCGGCGTGCCGGTTTCTTGCCATTCGCTTTTCTTAGCGTCCCAGCGCGGGGCTATCATGTCCGATGGCGGGGGCGCGTCGATTAGGGTCTCTCCCGGTTGCAGGGCGTAGCCATATGGCGCCAGACTGCCGTCCGGCTGTTCTGTCAGTAATACGAATTCGACGTAATATCCGTCAGCGTCAATGATGCAGCGGTGTGGGTTGTTTGACATAATTTCACGACCTTTCTTAATTATCAATCTAAATCTTTAAATGCCCTCAGCTAAGCCGCTTTTAATTTCGGTAAATGATGATTTAGCGCATCGTTACACCAAGCCCGAGGTTGATGATCTTTTGTCAACTAAGGTGAATCAGGAAACAATCACATGGCATGATTTGCCAACCACGGGAGGGGCAACATCTCATCCAATAAACAGAGCTCAATATTGCAAGCTTTACGGAGTAGTACATTTGCGTGGGCGGGTAATAATGTCGCCTTCGCAGGCGTTAGTTTTTGCCAACTTACCGGTTGGTTTTCGGCCACCACCTACTGAGTTTAGTTATTTTTCTCCATCAAACGGTGCTCCCGCTACAAACATTGTTTTTTCTATCATATCGTCAGGAGACGTTTATGTTCGGCATCCTGCTTCTGGTACTACTTATAATTTTGTTACGGGGGATAGCTGGGATATTAGTTGTAGTTTTGCAGCGCCTTAGCGCGCTAAACCGTCGTAAATGTAAGGTTATCGAGCCCCACACCGCCACCATTATATGTAGTAAAAACGTATGACTTTGCTAACGACATCACTCCGTTTGTATCAACACGCAACCCAAAAACATCTGTTCCGCTTATACCCCCTGTTATACCCCCGTCTGAACGGGAAATGGATATGGGTAGATAAATACTGGCCCTTGGCCTAAACCCGACTGGCAATGTAGCAAATTGTTCTTCAGGAGGTATACCAGTCCCGCCTGCTTTTAACAAATAACCGCGTAGCCTTACAATTCCGAATTGGTCTTTGCAATACTGTGGTTTAGTGGCTTCTTGGATTGTGTATGAAAGGCTGCTATTTAGCGGTAAAGCATACCAAGTAAACCCCTCATCCACATTCACCTTAGTTGACAAATCCGAACGAATCTGCGCTAAATCATCATTTAGCGCAGCAAAATCCATAATGAAGTTTTCACTGACAGACGAAAACGATTCAGCGGCGTTCCGCAGCATGTTGGCTGCCTGATGTCCCCTGTTCACCATCTGCATAAGGTAATTGTAACCATATTGCGCAGGTTTTCCTGCATCGGAACCATTTGGCGAAATAATCTGATCCCACTCCCAATCTTCAGGAAGATTTGCGGGTAAGTGCGGAAAATCCGGTAAAAATTTATCAGCCATTATTAGCGACCTCCCTATGTGAAATAAAATGTTTGAACGTAAGCTGGTCCGCCGCCGGCACAGGAACGAAAACGCCGGCGCAGTCCAAGACATCGCCATTTTCGTTTAGCAATTCAATTTGTGTGATGTTTCGCAGACCGGAAGCAGGCGTGACGGAATAGCGCAAATCTGTCATATGCCCATTGACACGCTTATCAATTTCATTGATTGTGTAGACCTGATTAAGCCGAACTGCCACAATTTCTGCGGCGGTGTACCGGGCATGTAAATTCAGGAATAACGATGTTATGCTTGATGTTTCCGGCAATTTTATTACCTCCATAACTGGTTCTGTACCGAATGGATTTTGTCCCAACCGGAATCTACCGAGCTTATAATTCCATTCAGCCGGCGTATCCGCCATATCTGATAGATACGGTTTGTTACCAAGTTTCCACTTGCCCAGCCGGTAGTTCCATTTGCGAGGCGTGGTACTGATTGTCTCAGAGATTTCCATACCACCTGCAACCAAAGGAGACAGGATATAAACAATGTTTGCAGGCTTGATCCGGTTGACGAATATTTGAACTTCATGATACCAGTTGATATTTTCTGTGACTGTTTCGATGAACAGGGTATACTCCGGGGCGCGGAAAGGTTCCCGCCCCAAAGCCCAGCTGCCTAACTTGTAATTCCATTGGCCTTTACCTAGCCAGGCTCTGTATTTGTCTTTTCCAATCAGTTCATCAAGCCGCCGGAGCAGGAAACGAAAGGTAAAGGGTATTCTCATCTGCATTCGATTTAAAATTCGATCCCGTCGAAACTCTAAACCCTCGGTGGCGGGGTCAGCTTTGATTTCATATATCCGCTCAAACAACTCAATGCCCCGGACATCCGCGGTCAGAACAAACTGATTACGCCGTGCGTCATCCATTTCCATAAACCACTGGTTAAACTGAACGTCTCCGGCATCCGCAAGAATACCGGTTTCACGCACATCGTTATAAATAGCCGGGTATAGGCTGCGTAGATTAGACCGCATTCAATGTCACCGCCCCGTCCATAGGCAGCTGCTGAACGAATGCTGTCTGTGCCAACATGAGGTCGTCATCCGCTCCGTTGATCAAAACACCCGTCACATTTTCTACCCCATCGACCTGCATCATAGCGGTGGACATGCGGGCGCGATAGATATTGACAGCATACAGGTTGGTATTGCTGGACGCGCCGAACAGCTTGCGGCGCTCCAGCAGATACGCGCTGATTGATTTTCTTATCTCTGCCTCCACCTGTCCGACAGTAATGCCGAACCGCAATGTCAAATTTGCCTGCACATTTATCTGAACAGCGTTCGGCGTTGCAACTGTAACAAAATGACCGATTGGTGCAATCCCAAGCCCTTGACCATGATTATGCTCGGGGTCTAATTTTGTCTGCACATCATCAATCAACGCAGATGATGCCGGGTTGTAATCCGCGCCGATGATGCTGACTTTTACGGTGCCGCCGCCATTCCACACAGGATATACCTGAACCGCGCCGACGCCATCCATTTCCAGAATCCATTTGCGATATTGTGCAATATTCCCGCCAAATGCCGGGCGATTTATTTCCTCCAGATAACGGGCAAGCAGCGCATCGTCGTCCTCGCGGTCGCGAGCGGGGATGAGAAGGTCTGTCATTTCGGCGGATGCAATTTCGGAAAGATGTGTAATCGGAATCAACGGCCCGACATAATTATTGCCGGCCATGCCGGGGGTTTCGCATGTAAGGCGGTAGCTCCCAGAAATAACTGCACCGTCTTGCGCATAAACAGCCGTAACGGTATAAATCAGCGCATCGGTATCTATCGCAGTGGAAAACCTTGCCTCCATTGGTATTGAAACCGGCTGTCCGTTATTATCAAGGAAAGTGCCCAGCTTAACCGCCGGCGTTTCCATATACCGGTGAACGCCAGCTTCAGCTACACGCAGGTCAAGATATCCTTCGCGTGCGGTGAGTGCATAGCAATCAAGGTAATATCCTTTAAGCCTGACAAATCCCTGCGCAAGCTGCACATCACCGACGGCCAAGGTGTCGTAAATGATACTGCCCTGGCGTTTGTCCACCTTTGAGGGAACCATGTCCAGCGCATCGGATATGAGCTGCTGGAACGTGTAAGCATCCAGGTGTTCACCCACAAATGAAGTATCCATTATCTTATCGGCACCTCCCATTCTATTTTGCTTTCGCCCTCGGTAGTAACGGCAAGAAACTCCACATGCATCGCGTCAATACGCGTTTTCACTATCTTAAAATGTTGTATTTCCAAAATACGGTTGTCAACTGCCAGAGCTTCGGTAATAGAACGCTCGATGTCGGCGGCGATGTAATCGAAATCCAAGCCGAGATATTGTTCCAGTTCCATGCCGTAATCCCAGTTGTAAATAAGCCATGCGTACCGCTCGGTGTAAAGTATTTTATAAATTGCCTGCGTGACGGAGGTTAAATCGTCAACCATGCCCACAATCCGTTTGCTGCTTAAATCCAGCTTATATGTGAGCCCGGGTTCAGCCCGGGAAGTAAGTGCGCTGACGTCCGGCATCGCGGATTCCGGGATCGTTGGCGTCATGGCAAACCCTCATCCCTTTCTAAAACATAAAATTTCTGACCGCTGTTACATTGAAGCATACGCACACGGTCTCCAATCGCAAGGCCGCGCCAAACCATGACAGGGTCAAGCTGGATATCGACAAAATCCCCGCACCTTTCGCAAAAGTGTCTGTGATTTAAAAGCGTAGTGACAAAAGGCTTCACAAGGCAGGACAGGATAAGGTTGCCTTCATCGACCGGGAATTTGCCTTCCACTTCGATTCTCAACGGAGAAACGCTGATTACCGTGCCATACACAAAATCCGTGGGAGTTTCGCGGGCGCCTTGTGCGGCAGCCGCTTTCATCATCGCATCAACAAGCTTTTCGCCCGGCATTATTCTACTACCTCCAAAGAAACTTTCATCATGTGCAATTCGTTCTTGATTGTATGGCTGCACGCGTGCACCATCATATACCGGCTGATCATCATGTCGTCCATCTGTGTTTCCACCCAGATACCGTTGCCGGGCATGACCCTGAAATCGCCGATGCCATCCAGAGATAATTTGCGCGTCACCCTGTTTTTCAGCTTTATGAGCTGGTCGGCCCGCTGCTTAATCTGCGCGGGATTCAATTTTTCGTCGACCTTTTCATAGTGCTGAAGCAAGCCCCACCGGTCAATGGTGGAGCTGTCCTTGACGATGTATACTTCTCGCTTCGCGGTTTCCTTGTTTTCCTGCACAAATTTTATCTGGTTGAAAGTATCATCATCGATGCTGGTTTGATAATCGAATCCGGTCATCAGAGAAGCGTCGCCAAGGATAAGGTTGGTTTTAAGCTTGGCTATATCAAGAAACTCCAATGTCCCAAAATTGTCACGCACAAGAAACCATTGCCCGATGTCGATTAAAGTAAGGTCAATACTATCCTGAATGATGTCTGCCAGAGTTTTGCTGTCATAAAGCTTAACGGGCAGTTTATGCTTGCTTTTATGTATGATTTTATGCTTTAGTTCAAAGTCTTTACATATTTTCGTGAACCGCTCGGAAGCCGTTCCGGTTTTAAATGAATATGAATCGGTATTTTTAAAATATCTCAGCTGATCATAGGCGGTAACCGAAGTTATATTTCCGTCCGTGCGCCCTTTTCCGAATACCCAGCCGAAAAACAGTTTATGCTTATTTACTGTCAGCCGAACGGGGGAACCCTCGTAAAACTTCAGCGTCCCGTCCCGGACAATATCAAATGCCAGCTTACCGGGCTGCCCGCTAATCCGTCCGCTCCATGTGGCGCCGATGAGCAGCTCCGAAGCGTCGTAGATGACGCCGGTTTGGTTGTCTTGTATAAGAAATTCTATATTCACATCATCACCTCGGCGGCAGCTTCAGCGTGGTCCCGGGGTATATCAGGTTTGGGTTTGCAATATTGTTGAGCGCCGCGATTTCCGGATACCGGCTGCCGTCGCCGAGATGTTTCTGCGCGATTGCCCACAGCGTGTCTCCGGATGATACGGTATGGGCGCTAGATTGCGCTTTATCGCTTGGGCGCGGGGGTTGCCCGGCTTTAGGCGCAGCGCCTGTCGCAGCGGGAATCTTAAGCGTTGATGCGCCGTAAGAGCGGTATTCAAGCAGCGATAATGGGAGTATGATACTCTCATGGTCACCTGCGGCCCACTTGTTCGTGGTATCCTCTACCGACACGCGCATGTTAATACCGATTCCCGATACTACAAACCGAATAGCAGTTTTTCTCTCTATTGCACCGCGAAAATAGCTTGCAATCTGTGTGGGCGGCCTCCAGCGGCCGATAATAAAAGGGTAATAATCATCCCCGGGAAGAAGCGCCGGAAACGATACCGCTGCCAGCTTCCTATCCCGGAGAATATTGATTTCACCCAGTTTTACAACTTCTGTCCGAAGATTGTTACCCTGATACCTGACCGTGAGCTCTGCCGGATTAACCGGGAGCTGCATCGTGCCGCCGGCGCCGGAAAAATAAAACCCTATCGCCATTTAGTTTTTCACCACCAAACTGGATTGTAACGCTTCGGCAACTGAGTCTTCCACAAACTCAAGGATTGCGCCGGCGTCGGCGGTTTCGCGGATATCCCCGAAAGTTGCCGTAAGGTTCGGAGTCAGTTGAGTATAATGAAGTTGGTAATCTCGGCTTGCGATGTCTTTCAGCATTTTGATGTCCTCTTCGGAGATTGTGACGTCTTCCTCAATACGGCCCACGGAGCCGACGCGGCCGATGTTACCGCCATCACCGAGTCCACCGCCGTAGCCACCGCCAGCTCCGGCAAACAGGCCTTCGACCGGATTGCTGAAATCCGGCAGGTTATCTAAAGCATTGGCAAGGTTTTCTGCCACCTGAATCCCTTGCTTGACGCCATCGGAAACACTTATTTGCTCCATACGGTCAATTTTAATCTTTGCGTCGCCGTACTTAGCTGTAACCGCTGCCGATAATCCATCACGCCAACCGCCTATCGCCGTGGAAAGATTGCTTCCGAATATGGCGTCAATCGCTGAAGCTATGTTTTGGAGGATTCCCAAAACAAAATCAGCCAACCCCGCAAATAACCGCATAATTGAGCCAATGGGGTCGTCAAAAACATTTGCGAAAAACTCCGCGAATGTTGCAAACAAATTATACAGCTCCACCACGATGTTGTAGATGAACACAAATAATCCGCCGAATAAGCCGCCGATAAAGCTCATCACATCATCTGCCGTATATCCCATCTGCTGAAGAACCTGCGTAAGCATGACAACAGCGCCCACAATGAGTAGAAGCGGCCAGTGGGCAATTAGCCATGAAATAGCCATGCTAAGGCCTACCGCAGCCGCAATCGCACCGAGAATCATAAGCGCCATCTGTACCATCTCAATGTTTTGGCTCAGCCACTCAAATCCCGCTATTAGAATCGGGATGATATAGTCGCTGACAAACCCCATGCCCGCTGCGGCAGAGTTCGCGATACCAAGCATCATATCCTGAATGAGGGGGAGATTTTCCCGCAAAACTTGAAACAACTGCACGATTGCCGGCGCCATAGCTTCACCCGACAATTCCTTAATGTTGCTGTAATCATTGAGGAATTGCGTGACTACACCTTGTGGCGTTTGCGCGACCGCTTCGTCAAGACCATGCCAGCTTTCGGCAATCATATCGGTTATCATCGCGACACGCTCCATATCGGAGGCGTTTTTCAAAAACTCTTTCTGCTCATCTGTTATTGAAAATCCTTTTTTTGTCATACCGTCCATTTGCCCGTCAAATGCCTTGCCAAGCTGTGTGGCGTAATTCAGCATTTGGCTTTCATCAACTACCCCGCCGGCAGACATTCCAGCCGCATACATGGATAATGTGTCCATTGCAGCGTTAAGGGCTTCCGTATCCTTGAGATAAGTCGCAAGCTCCCCGGCACCGGAAATCATGGCCGTGTTGCCATACATAGTGCGGCCCTGGATTTCAGGAGCTTTTTGTAAAATCCGGCTGTACTCGTCTTCAATAGCGCCTTGGTTGGCCATAACGACAGCGAGCTGCACCTCGGCGGTATTTTTCGTATTAAAGGCGTCGAAGTGATCATCAACCAACCTCGCCCCGGATTTGATGGCCTGAACACCTTGCTGTACCAAGGACAGCGCTGCATTGACAGCCATGAGACTTCTCTGCCAGTCTTTAAACCCGTCTGAAACCCCTTTTTGTTGATCTTTTACCTGCTTCGTTTCATTGTCAGCGTCTTGAAGGCTTTTATTCATGTCGTCCAATGCCCGGGTGGCGGATTCAATTTCATGGCGAGCCAAACCGAACTGCTTGGAAAAATCGGCTTTTCGGGTGCTGGAATCCAACTGTTCCATTACGGATAAAGTCTGATTCATCGCTTGGAGGATATGACGCATTACGGGTGACATATGGTCATTCAGTTTTAGGGTGCTTGAGACAGTACCCACACCATACCCTCCTTAGGTCTTCTTTTTACGCCGTTTTTTCTCTTCTTTTATACGCTCTTGAATCATGGCAATAACGAGGGCTTTTTCATGTCTTGGAAGATCCACAAACCGCGACGGTTCCCAATGAAACCGATGCAAAGCGTAGTATGCTATTGCGGTTAAGTTATCTTCCTTTAGGAGTTTTTTGCCTCCACCACAAGATCGTCTATTGTGTCATCGAAACCCGAAAGCTTTACAATGGCAGTAAATAGCTTGTTTTGCTCCCCCGCTTTCAGAACAGCATGCAGGTACTGCTCGGGCTTTACAAAGCCGCCTTCCTTGAGAGCTTCAGCGTCCTTAAACGACGGCTCAATCGTATGATTGATGATAACAGCTTCCCTGTATTTTGATGCAGAGTAACGGGCCGTTTTGTTTTTGACATCCAGCACACTGGCCTGCTCCTGGTAGCTGTCATATTCCTTACCGCTCATTGAGCTAATGCGAAATTTTATTGGCTTACCTTTTTCATCGACAAGCCGTTTTGATATGGGGATCTCATCCTCCCAGTCCTGGTTCTTGTCTTTGTTGAGAAATTTTAAAAGATTCATTGTAGAATCCCCTTTCTGAATTGCGGCAATATAAAAAGGACTGCGTAAAAGCAATCCTTTTTATATACCATAAAGCGGTTTAAAATTCGGCAGTGATGCTTGTAATGACCTTCTGATTTTCGTCATATATAACCCACAAATCTTTTATGTTGTCTGTGGGATCATTGCAACGAAACGCTTCGCCCGTATCCGCGGTAATAACCATGTCCTCCTGCGGCACAATGTCGAGAGCATCCCAAAACCATTCGGGAGTGATGAAAAGCATGTCAATCGCGCCATTCAACCTGATTTTATTTACATAACCGTCTTTCAAGTCGAACATGATAACTACGCTGTTGTTAGAGCCGATTTTTGCATAGGTAATGAGGTCTTCAGTTTGCTCTTTCGGAGTGCCTACAACGTAAATGACATCCTCCGCCGTTTTCCCTCCCAGCTCAAGCATGGCTTTGATTACCTCGCCGGCATTCATATCATTTGTGATTTTGATGTTGCGGGATGCTAGCGCGGCTTCCTGATCGGCGGCCTGCTCCCTAACTTCTTGCCGCTGTTGTGCGTTATTGCCAAACTGCGGCACTATTATCAAGGCTAGAAGCAAAACACCCGCCACAACGAGCCATTTCTTCTGTTTGCGTTTTTTATCGATATTTCTTGCGTTCGTCGATGGCATACCGCAACCGGAACAGAAAACGGCATTGGCTGGATTTTTCACGTTGCAGTTCGGACACTTATGTTGTTTCACAAAACCCCTCCCTTTGAAAGTATCCTATCACACAAAATGGGGGATTGCAACACACGGAATCACATGTTATTGGGTTTGCCAAATGCTTCGAGCAGATCCACATCGTCGAACGTGAAATCAAGGTCTTCATCGAGGACACTTGTCTCTGTATCGAGTGCCGCCATCATCACGCTGTTAAGATTGCAGCCACGAAGGGCAACCGTTTGCCTGCCAATCGTACTTGTCGGGTCGTCGTTGGTTATGATAATGTCGAAGTAGATGTCACGCCCGTGTTTGATATAATCCAGCATGATTTGCCGGAATAAGCTGGTGACGTAGTAGACGTTCATTTCGCCGCTACCGCTCCATCCGGCAGCCTTATGCTGTTCACCGCGGCGTCCGAGAGTGCGAACCGGCTCTTTCTTTTTTTCAGCTTTCGCTTTTAGCGTACGAATCATGAACAGCGTTTCCACTTTGCCCTTTATGATTGCCTGCGCGGTGCCTTCCTGCCCGCTAATGGTATCGCCGGCGCGAAGGAAATTAGACATTATCTATTCCCCCTGTCTGTTTGAGCCGCGTCATTGGAGCTGCAGTATACTTGCATGTACAGTTTCTCCATAGAATCCACAGGCTGAATCCACAAGTCGGCTACAACGGCATCTATCGCCATCCCTTGCTTGGTCTTGACGTCATTATCTGGGTCGAAATTCTGGATGGCGCCAATGCTCTGCAGCTCACTCATGTAGCTGATAATATCAGTCCGGAATACCTGCCGCCCGGTCTCGTTGTTATCCACCTTCCCGATATAGGCGTTTTCAAAGCGGGTTTTTACCTGATTTCCGATGTCATCCAGCACTCGGATGACGCGGTTCTTCGAAAATGCGTAATCCTTATATGGCGTGAACCGGTGGTAAGTGTTTATATCCTGTTCGACGACAATCCCGCCGTCCTGCCGGCGGGTCAGAACGAATTTGCCTGCCAGCAGCGCAGCCTCGACGTCTTGGGCCTTGATTGGATTGATAATTTCAACCGCATTGGTAAGTTGGCGGAAAGTGTTAGATTCGTTGATTTCAGCGCCGGCGGTCATGCCCGCTACGGTAGCAGTAAAAATGGTCGGCAAAACATCCTCGCCGGCCTGATTGATATAGCCCTGGTCGACGCTGATGACACCCTCAAAATTGGCGTTGTTGTAGCCAGTCAAAACGATTTGGGACTTGCGGCCAGTCTTGTCACGCCTGTTGGAAATGAACGTCAGTGCGTTTGCCTTGATAATAGGGTTTTCGACCGGTAGCGCCATCGTATTCCAGATTTGCGGCTCGATAGCGTCGAAGTAATCCGCATAATCCGCCGGCAAGACCACGCCATCATCACCGCCTGAAAGAAGCTTCCCCGCGGACGCTTTAAGCGTCGCGCCATCAGGCATGTCAAAATCAACATAATCATTGTCGACTAAGCCCTCTCCGGATGGCGGTACCGCTTGGCGGTTCCGTTCTCTGCCGGAAAGGTATGTCACCACATCCAACAAGGTATTATCGCGTTCATTTTGGAAGATAGCCGCCATGATGTCGTTGCCGCGTTTACCTGTATACCGCGCTGTAATTTTCAAATCACCCAAGTTTCCGATCGCTTTTTGCCCGCCGGCATTAATGCGGTACATTAGGCACAGATAAGCCGAGGACAATGCTTCCCTGAAAATCAGGCTATCCATGTCGAAAGCGGACAAGCCAATCAGTGGAAGCGAGCGCCCGTCCAGCAAATCGGTGGAGTAAAGCCGGACTAATTCCTTTTCAGGTCCCCAGCCCAACTCTACCGGCATGGTCATAATTCCCCGCGCCCCCACATTAGAGGCGGGGGCGGGGACGCTTTCAAAATTGATGTACGCACCGGGACGCACTTTGTTTTGTGCAAGCCATTTTCCGCCTGCCATAATATCACTCCTTCAGGTTTTCGTTGATATCGAGCGTTTGCATATCCGGGACATCCGGCGCCGGGAGAATCACCCGGATTGGGTAATCCACAAAGAAATGCAGTACGCCGTCGTGCACCTCGGTGCGCATGGATGATGCCTTCACCGGCTGGTCATCGGTTTTGATGTATGTAAGACATCTGTATAGCTGTTCTGTAATTTCAGAGATTCGCTTGTTTTGGGAGTGCTTTTTTGTGTCGGGGTGGTACCGGATGTTAAAAAAATAGAAGCGGTTATGAAACCGCCCGTTGCTCGGAGATTGCTCGCTATTGATTTGGTGGACAAATAAGTATTCGCCGGGCGCGTTTTGGATAATAACCTCATTGGCGACGACCAGGTCGCCGCCGAAATGTTTCGTGAGCGCCCTTGTAACAGCGGACATCATGTAATTTCCGCGCATAGCATCACCCTTTCAACATTCCGGTAGCGTATTTTGCCCAGGCAGCGGAAAGCCGCGCGGGTATCTCACGTTCAATCTCCTGAACGGAAATCGTCAGCATGAACCGTCCCTCCACCCATGGGTTTTTCAACACCATGCCTGTCTCATAGTCCTTTACATACACAAATTTATCTCCTGACCAGTATCCGGGAATGAACCGCCCAACTTGCTGGAAGTGGCCATACTCGACAAATGAGGCGTACAGCTTTGGATTGATGAGATTAATCATGAAGTCATTGCCGCGCCGAGCAATTCCCGACCGGTACCATGCCCCGCGAAGGTCTCCGACTCCCACAGGCGTGCGTTTTTTAGTTTTTGTCAGAGCCCGCTCCGCCATTTCGAACAAAAAATTCTCAATGAATTTTACGCTGTTTTTGTCCAGTTGCTTGACGCCTTCGTTCAATTTTTTAAACTCGCTGTAATCAAAGCCGCCGCCGGACATCAACTGTTTCCTATGTCGCGGAACAGCACCTGCAGACTGGAGCCGTATCGGTTCGGGCGCCCGATGTTGCCGGAATAAACATCCTTACCGCCACGGGTAACGGTTATGTAATCTCCGCTTTTCAGCGGTACATCCGGGTCGCAGATTAGTGTGGGCTGCACATCGACCGGATTTTTGTCGTCACTGATAACAGGGCTGTCTTTGCTGCCGAAACTGATTCGGCAGCAGATCTCTTCAAGCCCCGGAACAGGCGCAGGCTCCAGCGTGGACACTATCGCGCCGTCCTCATCGGTTACACCTTCCGGATACCGCCGGACAGTCATGCGGTCGGTGTACATCTTGGCAAGAACATTTCTGACGTCAGGTAACATTGACACGCTTACCGCCTCACTTTTCTGAATGCCTGCAGCTGCTGCCTGTAGTTTAAGAGCAGCGTATCCAGCCGTTCCTGTGTATCATCTTTCGCGAAACTGACGGAGGTGTCACCTTCGCTGATGCTTGCAACCTTGCCGCTTGTCTCGGCGCCGGGATTGTACCGTAGTAGGTCGGCTGCCATGTTCGCCCACGTAAAATTTAATGCCCTCGGTACGGCATCGATATGGCAGTAGTTTTTTATCTGCTGCTCAATCTCGGCAAGAGCGACTTGTCGCTGCAGCTCGGATATATCCGGCGACGGAAGCTTCACCGCGAGAATCTCAAGCGGCGTCATGCCTGCACCGGGCTGCCCGAACCCATTTTGGGAGATCCGTCATTGCCCGGATTCAGTGTTTTGGGAGCCTCATCATCGCCGTCGTCGCCAGAATCTGCGGCCTCCGCCTCGCGGATTTTTTTGAGAATCCCTTTTTGGGTGGTCGCGCTGCCAACATCGATGCCATTGTCCGCCGCGTATTTTTTCAGGTCGTCGGTGCTCATGCCCTCAAGTGGGTCGCGCTCATCAGGGCCGTCGGGATCGCCAAGGCCCAACTGTGCCTTGAGTTCTTGATTTTCTTTGAGGACACGGGCGTATTCTGAAAAGGGGACGGTTTTTTGCGGGCTATGGACTATGACGTTTCCCTCGTTGTCGACGATGTCAAATCCCCGCGAGAGATAATCCTTTTTTTCTTGCGGCGTGTTGACGGGATATACTTTGTTTAGTCGTTTTGCATACATGATTTTTTCCTCCGTTCAGTATTAATCCGCGTTGATGATGACACCCTCTTTGCGGGTATCGATGATGAACAAGTCGCCGTACTTACGGTTTTGATACAGCCAACCGTCGCCCTGGGTGTGCTCGCCGGGCGCCCACAGCTTGATGTACGCGTGCTTATCGACGGCAAGCACAGACCGCGGGTGCACAAGAACCATGTTCATTTGCCTTGCTCCTGCAGCCGGTTTGAAACCGTCAGAGAAATCATAAGCGGTCTTCATGCGGGCAGGAGGCACCTTAACCAGAGATACGTCGTCCAAAGACCGTACTGAACGGTCAATAGCGCCGCTATTGCTGGTTACAAGCATCGTACGGGTAATCTGCTCCGCTTGCTTCAAAAGTTTAAAAACTTTCGGCGTTGCATACAGAATGCGCCCCTCCTCCGGCACCTCGTCATCGTCCATTTTCTGCATATAATCGTCAAACAAAGTAAGTGCGTTGATAGCAGTGATCACAGTGCTGTCTACAATGCCGCCCAGCGCAATATGCTCGGCATAAAGCTTCGACATGCGGTATGCATCGGTTTCAGGAATTGCCTGTTCATCTTCAAAGGTGTTGGTGATGTTGGCAGCCGACAACGCAAGGTTTGTCTCGTCCACGTCCATGGTGTCGACGAAAAACTCAACATCGCGGTCATGCTCAAGGGTTTTGGTGAAATACCGATTCTCCAAATCCTGACGGTTGAATCCGCCGCTGCGTCCATGGTCTTTATACCCCTGTACAATGATGTAAGGGATTTGAACCGTTTTAGCATTTAGGAAACGGATGCGATGGTCTGTAGAAGTAAGTCCCGCCGTTTTCAGCCCAGCCTTGTATTTTTGTTTGAGCTGTTGTAAAAACTTAATTGCGTAGTTTACAATATTAGCCATATTCAATTACTCTCCTTTCAAGCCGAAGGCCGCGTTGATAAGCTGTGCATCTACATCACCGGCAGACGAATTGCCAAGCTGGCCGGGAACAGTGCCTTTTAAATCAAGCTCCTGCTTGGGCGACTCCTTGAACAGGTACGGCTTGGATTCCCGAATAGGCTTCACCAAATCATCCAAACTAGATTTCAGGCCGCCGGATTCATCCAGTTCGATTTCATCCAGATTCAGACGGGAAATGATGTCGTCCGGGTCGTGAACATTCCCGCCGAGTCCCAGCTTGAGCGCCGTTGTTTTCTGCAGCTTTGCCATTTCGGTGGCATGTGTGGTTTGCAGGGTGGAAATATCACCCTTTACCTTGAGTACATCAGCCGCCAGATTTTTGGCGTCGCCGCTGGCGCCCAAATCCTTGAGGGCATCCGCCACCGATTTCAGCAGCTTCTCCGCCGCGTCCGACCGGCCTTTCTCGGCGGCGTGAGTATCCGCCGGGATATAGGTGCCATCGTTTCCGGCGACAAGATCAACGTCGATGCCATCCTTGCCCTTGCCTTTGAGGGCTTCTTCCACCTTTCCGGCGAGCTCGTCACCGAGAAGGGCTTTTATAGTTGCTGTTATCATAAATAAAATCCTTTCTGCGCTGTTCGCGCAATATTGTTTTAAAGAGGGTTTAAAGGGTATATAAAAAGCACCTGCAATGCAGATGCTTAGTGGATATGAATTTGTTTTACGAATTTATTGCTTTCGTAAGACTGCCGGCAGCGTCATCTTCAATGACTTCCCACCGGCCGCCCGGAGAACTACGGTCGAGGGGGGCAGGGTTTTTGGTGGAATAAAGATAGTCCTCATCGCTGTCGTCAACGATGCGCAAAGCCATACCATCACATTCGACGCCGAGACAATCGTAGATAATCCCGTCAGTCAAGCTGCAAGCACCGAATGTCTTTCCAACATATTTCACTTTCATCTCTATCCGCCCCCTTTCTTTTTAGGCTCATGTTTTAGCTTCAGGTCATATTGCCTGCCATCATATTCATACCAATGGATTTCGTATTGAAAATTATCTGTGATAATTGTACCACTTTTCTTTTCCCAACGCCAGTCTTTTCCGCCATATAAGTTAACAAGCCGGGGAGTCTCGCGCAGGTCTACGGACGTTTTATAACCTGCAATACCCATAACATGGGTTAGTAACGCTCCGGCGGGAACAATGCCTTTTAAAAAAGGTGCATCGACAATATGTTGCAGTTCAGCATTGAGATTCTTTCTTTTCTTTGAAAATGTACTCCTAGCGTATTTATGCCGCCATTCATCGTACTTCATATCTGCCGGTACGGTGTAATACTTTCCATCATTGTCTCGCGCCGCCCTGCTCGCGGGCCCGTCAAATTCATCCGGTGGAAAATACGGGATTGTACTGCTTCTGCAATGCGGGTGCATGGGAGGATAATTGATACCAGCAGCGGCGTCGGCTACACGGAACACTTTGCCATCAAGCGCGGCACAGATTTCGCTTGTCCGGTTGTCCAGAGTGGCAAGGTACTCGTATTTTTCTACGCCGACTTCCTTATATGCGACTTTTG